GTGTAGTCGTAATCCAGATAGAGCTTGCCCGTCTTGAGGGTGTCCGCCGTGTTGATTCGATCGTCGAACCAGCATTGCCCGCCGACCAGGCAGCCCGCCCGGACCCATTCGCGGAACTTGGCGTTGATGCCTTCCATGATGTCCTTCACCAGGAATTTGGAAATCGGCTTGTCCACCGCCCACATGTGGGCTTCGGCCAGGGTGTCGGCGATGATCTGGGCGGTGCGGGTGTAGTTCTCGAAGGCGAACAGCGGATCGTCGGAACAGGTCCGGCTACCCCAGAACCGATAGCCGGTGCGATGCACCAGGGTCGTCACGTCGCCCGCGTTCAGGAGGCCCGCGTCGGTGTTCGGGTCCTGGAGGTCGAAGAACACGTCCTTGGTGATGCCGGTGACGCCATCCACGGCGACGTTGGAGAGCGTCTTGTGCCAGCCGGTATCGTTGTCGATCTTGGCCCGGAGTCCGGCGGCGCGGGCGGTGGCGTAGCTGGTGACCGTGGCGCTGGCGTTGGTGTCCCACGCTTGCCAGTCCGGCCAAACCAGCATCAGTTCGCGCTGTCCGAAGTTCTCGCGGTACGTGAGCGCCTGGGCGACGGTTTCCGCCCCCCAGGCGCTGGCATAGCTGAAGGCCCGGAGCTTCTGGCTCACGGTCGCCAGCGCGGTCGCGACGGCCTGGGTGTCGTGGCCGGGCGCGACCAGGATGCGCGGCTTCACGGTGGTCTTGGCCTCCGCCGCCAATAGCGCCTGCATCCCGGTGTATTGGCCCTGGTCGGTCACCGTGCCGATGATGTTGGTGTTGTTCTCCGCCGTATCCCCGCCTTCCGGGACGCGCACCACGATCATGAGCGGGTTGGTCTGGTCGGCGATGGCCTGCAGGGACCGGGCGAGCGTGCCGGTTTCCCCGGCCTTGCCCAGCGCCCCGAGGATGTCGGTCACCAGGACCGGGGTGTTCGCCGGGTAATAATCGCCGTCCGCGTCGTCGGCCATGGCGACCAGCCCGATGACGGCGGTTTGTATGGTGCGGATGGGGCGGACGCCTTCGTTGATTTCGACGACGCGGACGCCATGGTGATAAGTATCTGGCATGATTCCACCTATTTATTCAGGTAATACAGTTATTCCGGTATGACGTATTGATAGATAACTATATATCTCGGGATTTGGCTGCGATGTGATGCCGATGAATCCGCCATCGGTCTCGCCATACCAATTCGCGGTTATATACACTTCGTCGCCCTCAGCTAACCAATAATCGGTAACGAGCGGGGTTGATATGTTTACGTTCGATCCGGGAATCTCCGAGCCACGCGCTACCGCCTGTCCGTTCACGATCAATTCCAGCCAGCACGGCACGCCGTCCTCCATCCCTAACCAAATGACGTTGGCCTTGATGTCATGTATTCCATCCTTTTCAATCACGCATAGATTGGATGTTCCATTCCACTTCGATCCGCCGTAGAACTCGTGATCGAACGAAACATGCAGGCTACCGTTCCCGGCGGTTACGGCCTGCTGATTGGTTTTCCCCATGCGGAGGGCGAAAGCTTCCTCGACCTGCTGTTTCAGATAAGCCGTGCGGTTTGCCAGTTGTTGCAACGGCAGGTTATATCCGCCCACGGGTGAGCCGGATTCATGCAGGTTGGACGGCAAGGTATAAGCGCCGCCGACCAGCCATAAATCCTGTGGCGCGATATAAATATTGGTTTCCCAGCGGGCGGCTTCGGTGTAATCCACCGCGTTATCCGGTAGCGCGTATTCGGTCATGTGTAGATACTCCCAAGGTTATATTCCCCGTTCAGGCGGGCGGTGCCGTTGAGCCGGATGGGTTCGGCCCGCCAATGGATACCGACCAACAAGCACCGCACCGGGGCGACGGCGGCCAGCGCCCGGCGGAGGCTGTCGAGCTGGGCGCGGGTCACCCGCCGGTTGCTCAGGACGATGCGGTACATCGCCCAGGCGTTGATGCCGTGCGGTGGCCGGTAGCCGTTGGGCTGGGCGGTACCGTCCAACCGGTACATGCCCCAGGCCGGGTTCCCGCCCGGCATGTGCCAGCCCCGGAGGCTGTATTCGCCGCCCAGGTTGATGCGGCCCGCGTGTTCGTAGAGCCGCCGGAGGATGAAGCCCTGTTGTCCGATGACGCGCTTCACCGCCCACACCGTACCCTTCCGGCGGTGCAGTTCCAGGGCGTCGGCCACGGCCTGGCGCTGGCGGTACTCGGGCCATGTGGCGACCCATTCATCCACCGAATAGGCCCACGCCAGCCACGGCAGGAACGCGGGCGGGCAGGCTTGCGGGTTGTGGATAGCGCGGATGGCCACGGGCAGGGCTTCGGCGTCGGCGCACGCGATGGCCGCGTTGCGCTCCAAGGTGGTGGCGTTCGGGGGCAGGAGGGCGGCGCTAGACATCGCGCCCCCCCATGGTGAGATTGATCCCGGTGCAGCGGGCGGCTTGGCCGGGCCGGATGATGAGGTCGGCGGCGGGGCGGACGAGCTTTACGCGCTGGACGCCCGCGACATGCAGCCGGGCGAACAGGGCGGAACGGCGCACGTCGTAGCCGATGGCGAAGTTTTCGACGGTGAAGGCGGCGGCGTTGGCTTGGGCCGCATCGAGTACCGCCGATTCGGACGGGCCGGGATAAATCCACAGCGCGGCTTGTACGGCGTAGTCGATGATTTCGGCCCCGGCCACCACCGGGGTATCGCACAGGGGCCGGACCAGTTCGGCGGAGAGCGCGGCCTGTACGGTCGCCAGCAAACCGGCATCCGGCACGCCGCCGTTGTCGGTGGCGAGGAGGTAGACCATGACCCGGCCCGGCGGGACGCCGTTGCGGGAGGTGGCGCGGTCGCCGACCCATACCATTTCCGGCCCCACGATCTGGCACGCGGCCACACGGGGCGAGGCGGAGAGCGTGTGGTACTCGTAGGCTCCCCGGCTTCCGGCGACGGTCAGCGCTTCCATGGCGAGTTGGGTCCGGTAGCGGAGCCGCGCGTCGGATTCCTTGATTTCCGGGACCGGGGGCACCGCGGTCGAATCCCCGGCCTGGACGGTCTGGCGCTCCACATCCCAGTGGGCCGCGATCTGGTCCAGGTCCGCGCCTTGCGCCTTCGCCAGCATGGTGGCGAGCGCCGCCTCGTTGATGCGCTGGCGGAGGATCATTTCCCGGTAGGCGTTTTCTTGCAGGAGCTTGAGCAGCGGTTCGGACTCAAGCGCCAAACTGGCCGCGATGGCGGCTTGATCCTCCGCCGGATAGAGCGCGATCAGCCGCGCCTTGCGGGCCGCGAGGATGGCCTCGAAATCCAGGGTTTCGACGATGGCCGGTGCCGGGAGCTGGGAGAGGTCGATCATGCGCCCCACCCCAGATAATCACCCCCGCCCGTGCCCACCCAATCCACGGCGTCCAGCGCGGTGTAGACGCATCCGTCCGGCGCGAAGCTCCGGGACGTGGGTAGGGGCACGGCCAGGTCCAGGGGCTGGCCGGTATCGGCCAGTTCGGCGATAAGGCGCACCACGGCTTGGCCTTGCATGGGCTGTGCGCCGTAGCCAATGACGATCTGGGCGAGCCGGATACGCGGTTCCCACTTGATGAGGGCGTCGGCGATGGCGGCCACGAGTTGGGCGCGGGTGGCGTCGTTATGGGGCTGGTCGATGAGTTCGGGCACCAGGGAACCGTACTCGCGGCGTTCGATCCGGGTGCCGATGGGCGTGGTGAGGATATCGGCGATGGACTGGCGGAGGTGGCCGGCGTCGGCGACGGCCCGGCCCGTGGCGGTGGACATGCCCAGATATGCGGCCATGGCTATACCCGGTCCCCGGCGGTACCGCCGTTGAAGGTGGCAAGGCCGGTGAAGTCGGCGTTGCCCTGTACGCTCAGGTTGCCCTGTATGGTGAGGTTGCCGGTGGCGGTGACTTCGGGGCAATCCACGGTGCAGGCATTGGCGGCCTGGATCATGGCCGATTGGATGCCGGTGGCCGTGAGTGCGCCGGTCCGCCAGTTGTAGGCGATGGTCGCGCCGTCCGGGTAGGTGGTGGTCGGTGTGGTCGGGTCGGTGTTTGGCGGCGGATGATCGTCGGAGGGCAAGCCGGGCAGGATGCGGGCGGTGCCGAGTTCGCCGGATTCGGCCAGCAAGGTGACTTGTTCGCCGATCTTGGGCGGAACCCAAGCGCGGACGTGCCCGGCCTGGCCGGAGGGCCAGGGTAGCCAGTCGGTGGTAATGCCGCCGGATCGGATACGCACGCGCCCGCCATCCACTTCGGCGACGGTGCCGGTACGGGTCAGGGATTCGATTCGGCGGGCTTGATCGGGTATGGCGTCCATGCGTCCATGGTCGGCGCGTGGCCGCGTGGACGCAATCTGATTTTGTTGTAAATCAGAGGCTTACAACAAAATCAGCGGACGAGATGGGAGAGGACGATATCCTTGACGGACTCGATATCTTCGGTGGAGAAGCCCAGGAGTTCGCGGGCCGGATAGCTGGCTTCGGGGCCGGTGCGGCCCCGGTTGCGGAGGGTATCGCGCTGGCCGTACTGATGCACTTGGGCGATGCGCTGGACCTGTCCGGCGAAGGCGACGATAGCGCCATCGGCGGAGCTTTGGGCCTTGAGCCAACGGGCGGAGCCGATCTTGCGGAACATGGCCCCGCGCCGGAGGCTTCCGGCCCGGTTGCGGAACTGGGGCTTGCGGGGCTCGTAGGCGGAACCGTCCGGGTTGAGGTTGGCCCGGATGCGTCGCTGTTGGGATTGGCGGAGGCGGGCGGCGACCTCGCGGGCCAGGGCGGCGCGGGCGGAGGGTTCGAGGCGGGACAGGAGTCCGGCGCACCAGTCGGTGAGGTCATCCATGATAGGGCTGTGCCGGGGGGCCGGGCTGGCCGTCCGTTTCGTGTTCGTTGATGGCGGGATCGTTGACAACCATATTAAATCGTGAATGTCTGCGGGGTGTTATCCGGCCATACAGTAGTATAGCTATTTAAAAGATTAAATGTGGTTGACCCGATGTTTTTTCGTCTTAATGTAAATGCTCTCGGGCATCCACTATTAAAAACACTGGCAATCGCCAATGTCACCGCGCTAGAAACAATAGACACGCCAGGGGGCAGTATATACCCAAAACGCACTTTCCCATTAGCTATAGTGTCGCCATTTGTCGTGACGTTTGACCACTGGGTGGCCCCATTAAATGAAGACAGCATGTTGGTGACTTGGGTATAGCTATTATTTGTAGAGCTATAAATTGGGTACCCGCCTGATAATAAATTTGTACCACCAGACCCACGGATTTCAAATCCCTTCAGCAATGCTTGTGTAGACGTGCCGGTTGACCCTGCGGAGGTTATGTTGATGTCCCATACTTCGACATCTTTTAATCCGTAATAAAACGGATAATTTATAAAGTTTTCCGTATTCCAATTGCCCGCATTTTCAGATGCCAGCACCGTGTATGTAGAAAACGAAGCGTCATTGCTTGCCCTAATTTCCCATGCGCCCATATTTGAGCAGCGCATAGACATTATAAGTGGGGTTACCGGGTTTACAGTTTGATACTGGATATAATACGGGTAGTCACCTGGGTTATTGGCATGATACGTTGTATAATTACCGTCGAAAGCCTTATCGGCTGTCTGTATTGAATATACGCTACTGGCGGTAGCGATTCCTCCGACTAATATATTAGTTAAGTTGACGTCCGATAGTTGGACGTCGTAACAGTAATTTTGTCCACTGGTTCCACCGGCCCTATTGTTTAATACATATAACCTGACATGGTTATATTCATGTACTCCACCGCCACCGCCAGCCATCGGTCTAGCGTGCAATAATCCATTGCATCGCCGGATGATCTTTCTATCCGGGACAAATAGCCCGGACTTTGTTTCACGAAACTTCATCACGACACCGCCGCTTTTAGAGTAAATGTCGGGGTATCCAGCGTGCTGTCTGCGGTCGCCTGCCCGATTGCGGAAATCACATCCCCATCCACGAAGAAAACTTGGGACGCGAATGAAAACGAAACCGTGCTGGCTCCATTATTGAATGTCACCGTGCCGATGCTGGCCCCGTTTTTGTAGAGCGTCACCACGTAATCAGCGGACGGGTTGGCCGCAACCGATTTGCCCTGGGAGCCGGTCAACGACGCCGGGAGCGAACAGGGGGTAACGATGGAAAAAGCCCCGAATTTCTGGTCCGCACCTGGAATGCCTGGATAGCAAAATGGGATGTCATAGGTGGTGATATTTGCGGGCAAATCGGCGGTGGCAATACTCGCCACCGAAGGCGTGCCGCTGGCGAACTTAAGGAATCCAGTCGAAGCGGTGAACCCGGCGATGGTGGATAGGATAGTGCTTGCCGCCTGGAACACCCCGGTACAGGCCGCGACGGCCCGCGCCGCCGTGAAATAGAGATTGGCCGAACCCTCCGGGAGCTGGTCGGTATTCGCCGCCCCGGTGCCGTCCGAACTGGTCAACACCCAAGCGCCATCGCTCACGTCCCAGGAATAGACATGCAGCGCCCCGCCGGTCCCGCTGTCCACCTGGGCGTAGTCGCCCGCCGCCGCCGTGGGATATGCGGATTCCAGGGCCGCCAGCGTGGCGAACAGTCCCTTGAAGCGGTCGTTATAGGCCGATGCGTCCAGTTTCAAATCCAGCGCCGCTTGCGTGGCCGTCGAAACCGGCTTGTCCAGGTCGGCGGTGTTATCCACCCCGTCCAACTCAAGATTGGCCCGCGCTTCCGCCGGGTCGGTAATTTCGGAGAGGTTATGCAGCCCCAGCATATCCCCGGTCCCCAGGCCCGAAATATCAGCCGCTTGGAGATACCGCGCATCGCTCTGGGTCTTGGTGTAGTAATTGGCCAGGGCGCTGGCTTTCGCCAATATCGGTTGCAGCAATTTCTTCAAGCGCCCGGCGCTGGCATCCCAAACCAGCCATAAATCATCCGGTGCTAATTGGTTTTCGGCGATGGCTTCGAATTCATTCGGATTTTTCCTGGCCATTATTGGTACTCCACATAGCTTTCTGTGCCATCCATCAGCATTTCGGATTCCGGGTAGCCGGTGAGGATGGTATCCCCCATATCCTCATCGACCACGCCGGGAATATAGATGGCCTCCCAGTTCACACCGTCATCACCGATGAGCTTAGGTTCATCAAAATGGATGGCCCGGTAAACGCCATCGACGATTCGCACGCCCACCCGTTCCGTCAGCAACAGCCGGAACTCCATGTCGCTGGTGTTGTTGTTCAGTATTTCCGCATCGAAATGGAACCCCCTTTCCATTAGGTCGGGATTTTGCAGCATTTCCGGCTGGTTTTCGGTCAGCCACGCCAATACCGGAATAATGATATTGTCGGAGTGTTCCGGGAAATCGATGATATTGAGCGTCAGGGTATAGCGATACTCGAAGGAAAGTCCGGGAACTCCGGTGGAAAAGACGCTGCCCTTGTCGATGAATATCCGTAGCTTGTCGGGATTCTGGGCGAAGAACCGCACCGACCGCTGTAGGCACAGGCGGAGGCTGGCGGGTTTATTCACTGGCTTCGGCCTCGCCCTCGATTCCCAGGCGGCGTCGGAACCATACCCCAAGGACCGCCAGCGTTTCGGAACCCAAGAATCCGGCCATGCTGACCAGGGCTTCGCGGGTCAGCTCTGGGACGTTCGCCGCCTCGCAGAGCAGGAACACCATGATCCCGGCAAACATCGCGACGATGGCCTTGGCCAAGAATTCGCCCAGGCGGAACCGGCGGCGGTCCTTGAGCATCTGGTTCGCATAGGCGGCGGAACTGCCCCAAAACGAGAGGACCAACACCATGCCCCATTGCCAGAGCGTGTAATCGGCGATGTGCTTTTCATCGGGCATGGCTAGCTCCAAAGCTGGATAAGCGGGACGGTGGGCGCGGCGTCCCGGTCCTGGGCGGGCATTTCGACCGCCAGCCCCTGGGGCAGGACCGGGCCGTAATCGGCCAGGCCGGGATTGGCCGCGAGGACGGCCTCCACCCTGCCGGCGGTGCGTCCGTAGTGGCGGTGGCAGAGGGCGTCCACCGTTTCGTTTTGCAGGGTGCGGACTTCCACTAGATCAGCTCCACCACGCTACGGGCCAAGCCCTGGATATCGCGGATGGCCCACGCCGCGTCCCGGCGGAGGTCGCTTATCGTGGCGGTGTTCGCGTCCTGTTTCTGCCCGGATGCGCCGGAGGTCATGGCCGCGCCGGTGGCGTCGTAGGATCGATAGCGCTCGCCCAGGTTGCTGGCCGCGTAGCAGTAGACGGCCCGCCGGTACTTGGCGAGCTTGATGCTTTCGCCGTCGATGTGGGGCGCGGGCACGTCCTCCAGGCCGGCATGGCCCGCGGCGATTTGGGTTTCCGCCCAGGCCGCAAGCTCGGAATTCGCCCAGGCCATGGCATCGACCAGCGCCTCCCGCAGGCGCGGCGCGGTCACCGTGCCGTCCAGCCGTATCGTGTCGCGGCAATGGGCCGGGTCGATGGTGGGGAAGAAATCGGCGTTGCCGATGGGTTCTTCGGCTTCGGGGGCCGGAGCCGTGGCGTTGAAGCTCATTCGGGTCGCTCCTGTGGACGGTGGACGGGGCTTCCAGGCGTTGGGCCGGTGCCCGGCCTGTCGGCTCCGTGCCGTCCGACGTTGCGGGTCTCGCTCGGGGTCAAGGCTTGCTGAGCTTGCGCTCAAGCACCTCGATGTCTTTTTTCACGCCCACCTTGTCGAACAACTCGTAGGCGCGGCGGAGGTGTTCCAGGGCACCGGTGTCGTTGCCGGATTCCCGGAGGGCGTAGCCCATGGCTTTGTAGAGCTTGGCCCGCACCTCATCCGGCATGTCCTCGTCCTTGGTCAGGACGCCTACCTCCATCAAGGTCAACATGTCGGCGGGCTGACCCGCCGTCATCGACTTGAGGGCGCTATCGGCGAACTCTTCGGCCAGCAAACACCCGGTGGTGCGCTGGTATTGGTCGGGCATCGGGAGCCGGTGGCGGATGGCATGGGCGGCGATATCCAGGGCCATCCGGTAGAAGTTCTGGCCCGCGTCGATAGCCCACACCATGCAGGTCATCAGCACTTCGTCCGGCCCGCCCCGGCCCGCTTCCAACACCCCGAGGCAGTAGGGCATGTAGTCCGGGAGGATTTCCCGCTTCACTTCGGCCTTGCGCTCGATGGACTGCACGTCCTTCAGGCGGCGCTTGTCGGCGTGCAGTTTGGCGAGCATCAGCTCGTAGCCGGTGGCGTGGGCCATGGGGCTGTCGGCTTCGGCCTTGGCGGCTTCTTGGGCTGCCGAGACTTGGAGCCTGTGTTTGCGTGCCGGTGTCATCATGCGCCTATTCCGTCAGGTCGATGTTTTCGATGACACAACCCGCGCCGTAGTCCTCGACCACGAAGGCGTCGTTCGAGGATTCATAGTTCTCGATACGGTCCCGTTTCGGGTTATCGACTACGGTGCGACGGCGACCACCGAGCTGGTAGTAGATGGAAAGGTTGGAGTTTCCGCCGGGCGCGATGACGGTGATCATCATGGCGTTGGCCGGGAAGTAGGGCACGCGCATGGCGGGAAGCCCGCCGATCTTCTTGGCGCTGATGAGTATCTGGCCGGCCAGTTGTTCGGTCGGCGGACGTGCGGAATCCTGTTGGTTGAGGATGGGGAAATATTTGTCGGCCAGCAAGGCGCGGCCCAGCAGGACCGTCAGATTGGGGTCTTCGGCGTACCAAGGCTCGATGAGTTCGTTCACCGCATCGAAGACCAGGGCGTCCAGGTTTTCATAGTCGCCGCCGTGGTAAACGTTCACTTTGCCGCTGGCCGCCACCACTTCGGACATGACGCGGGCCGGGGCATTGTCCACATATTTCTGAATCCATCCCTTGTTCACGTCCTGAAGCATGGGGTTGGTGCCCTTGTTGCTGGTCGCCGCGCGGGAAGTGCCGTTGAAACCGATCATGATCCGGTCCAGCGCTTGGCGGCGGAGGATGCCGTCCCGTACCCTGGTTTGGAAATCCGGGTGCATGGCCCATTGGTCCAGCCGCGCATAGGTGATGTGGGTGTCGTAGTTGGTTTGGGTGCAGGCGTAGCCATCGGCATCAAGCGTGGCGATATCGGTGGTGGCGCGATCCGTGGTCGCCGTGTTGGTGGTGGATGCCACGGGGCCGGAAACGCCGATACCGACCTTTTCACCCGCCTGTTCTTGCACGCCGATGAGGTTGACGTAGCCCAAGAATTGGGCGGATTCCTGGATTTTGGTTTCCATGCGCTGCTGGACAGCCGGGGTGGCGGCGAACTTCTCGCGGGCGTTTTCGACGCCGTTGAGCTTCGCGATCTGTGCCAAGTAGGCGTTGTAGAATTGGCGGGTTTCGTTTCGCATTGGGATTTCCTGTGGTTTACGGGAAGGCGGCGCTTAGCAATCGGTAAGGATGGCTTGGCCACCGCCCGACGCTGGCGGTCTTGGCGCGGTGCCGTCGCCGGTATTGGAGAGCTGGGTTTTCAGGGCGGTGAATGCCTGTTGGTCGGCGGTGCGGCCCGTTTCCAAGGCGGAGACACGGGATTCCAGGGACTTGAAGGAATCGATATGCACCACGGTCTTGAAGCGCTCCGCCACTTCCCCGAACCCGGCCTTGACCGCTTCCACGATTTCGGCCTGGCTATGGGCGGAGCCGCTGAATTTGTTCTTGATCCAATCGAGCAGGCCCGCCGCCGGATTGGCGAATTCGTCCTTCCATTCGACCGTGGCTTGCAGGGGCGGGGAATAGAGGCTGTCGGCCCCGAAGCCCAGGACGGCATCCTTGATGCCCGAAGCACTGAACTTGGCCGGTTCCGTCCACAGGCTGGCCGGATCGTCGGTCGGGGCCAGCCCCACCATGTACGCCTGCCCGCTGCCCGCGAAGTTCGGGGCCATTTCGATGGACCAAAAGATATTGGTGCTTTTGGTCAGCATGGCCAGGAGGTTCGGCAGGGCCGAAACCACCGCGTACAGCCCCATCTTCTTCGCGCCGCTTTCGGCATCGAACTCTTTGGCTTCGAGCGATACCACGTCGCCCATGGCGGAAAAAAGCGAATCCGGGAGGACGCCCCGGAGGTGGTTGTTCCAAAGCCGTGCCCCGTAGCGGGCCGGGTTGTAGGTTGCGGCCATTTGGGTAATCTGATCGCGGGTGATGGTCCTGCCGTCTACGGTCTGGCCTTCCGCCGCGACCCTGAAGGGCTTGCTTACTTTTCCTGCCATGGGTTACCTCAATATCGGGTGATTGGCTATAACGGCCCCCATGGTCGGCATACCGCCCCGCGCACGCAATCGGATTTTGTTGTAAATCAGTGGTTTACAACAAAAATAGCGCGACTGGCCACGCGGGACCGGGCAACATGCCCGCATGGCCCAAGAAACCCCCTCCGTCCACACCGATCCCCGCCGCCGCGCCCGCGCCCTGTACTGGCAGGGTTGGCGCGTGTCCGCCATCGCCGACGAGCTGGAGTTGAATGCGAACACGGTACAGAGCTGGAAACAGCGGGATGGCTGGGACGATTTCGCGCCGATAGACCGGGTGGACGAAAGCCTCGAAGCCAAGATTCAGCAAATCCTGAGCAAGGAGAAACTGGACGCCCACGACCTGAAGGTTCTGGACGCGCTCGGACGGCAAATGGAGCGGATTGCGCGGGTCCGGCGCTATGAGGATGGTGGGACCGAAGCCGACCTGAATCCGAACGTCGAAAACCGGAACGCGAAGACCAGGGCCGGGACGCGGAAGAAACCGACCAAGAACGAATTCAGCCCGGAACAGGTCCAGCGCCTGCACGAGGCGTTCATGGATTGGATGTTCCCGTACCAAAGGACGTGGTACGAGGCCGGGCAGAGACACCGCATCCGCAACTTGCTGAAGGCCCGCCGCATCGGCGGAACCCGGTACTTCGCCCGCGAAGCGCTGGACGATGCGCTCCAGACGGGCCGCTCCCAGATTTGGCTATCGGCCAGCAAAGCCCAGGCGCACGAAGCCAAGGGCGCTATCGTGGACTTCGCCCGGAGCGCGGCGGATATCGAGCTGCGCGGCGATCCCATCGTGATCCCGTCGCGCTGCGCCCTGGCACAGCCCGACGAAGACCCGCGCCTGTATTTCTTGGGCACGAACGCCCTGACCGCCCAGGGCTACGGCGGCAACTTCATCTTCGACGAATACTTCTGGGTCCATAAGTTCGGCATCCTGCGCAAGGTCGCCTCCGGGATGGCCCTGCATAAGCGGTTCCGGCAAACCTACCTGTCCAGCCCTTCCGCGCTCTCCCACGAAGCCTATCCCTTTTGGTCCGGTTCCCACTTCAACCGCGGCCGGCCCAAGGAACAACACATCAAGCTGGACGTTTCCCATGCCGCGCTGGCTGGCGGGCGGCTGTGCGAGGACGGCCAATGGCGGCAAATCGTCACCGTCGAGGATGCCGTCGCCGCCGGGTGCGATCTCTACGACCTCGACCAGCTCCGCCTTGAGTACAGCGCGGAAGAGTTCGCCCAGCTCTTGATGTGCCTATTCATCGACGATGGCCAGAGCGTGTTTTCCTTCGCGGCCCTGCACGCCTGCATGGTCGATGCGTGGGAGGTCTGGGACGACTTCAAGCCGTTCGCGAATCGCCCGCTCGGGGGGCGCGGGGTGTGGGTGGGCTACGACCCCTCGAATACCGGCGACTCCGCCGCCCTGGTGGTGGTCGCGCCGCCGGCCATCGTCGGTGGGAAGTTCAGGGTGCTGGAAAAGATGCAGTTCCGGGGCTTCGGCTACGAGGAACAGGCGGAGGCGATCAAGAAAATCGGCGGGCGCTACGAGGTCGATTTCATCGGCATCGACACCACGGGCATCGGTTCGGCGGTTTATCAGCTCGTGAAGAAATGGTATCCGCGAGCGGTGGCCTATCAGTATTCGGTGGAATTGAAAACCCGGATGGTATTGAAGGCCATCAGCGTGATCGGCAAGGGCAGGCTGGAATTCGATGCGGGATGGACCGATGTGGTTTCCTCGTTCCTGAGCATCAAGAAGACGATGACCAAGAGCAACCGGCAATCGACCTTCGAATCTGGCCGGAGCGAGGAAACCAGCCATGCCGATTTGGCGTGGGCCATCATGCACTGCTTGGCGAACGAACCCCTCGAAGGCGGGACGATTGGATCAACAAATAAAGGCTTTGTGGAGATTGGATAATGGCATGGTATAACCCGGCATCGTGGTTTTCGTGGGGCGGGAGTGGGAGCGGCAGGCCGGCGGGCAGGACGGAGGTGTTCAGCTTCGGCGATCCGGTGCCCGTGCTGGACGGCACGGACATCGTGTCCTGCCTGCAATGCCTGAGCGTGGGGAAGTGGTACGAGACGCCGTTCTCGCCCGAGTGGATATCCAAAACCAGCCGGGTGGGCGTCCACCACGCCAGTGCCTTGCGGCTCAAGCGCGATATCCTTTCCGCCTGCTTCGTTCCGCACAAATACTTTTCCCGGCAGGAGTTCACGAGGTATTGCCAGGATTTCTTGATATTCGGGAATGGGTATGTCGAGCGGCGGGATAACCGGCTGGGACAGCCGCTATCGCTCCAAGCCTCGCTGGCGAAGTACACCCGGCGGGCGGGCGACATGCAAGGCTATTTCTACCTGCCGGAATATCAAGTCGAACATGAATTCAAGCCGGGTTCCATCTTTCACTTGATGGAACCGGACATCAACCAGGACATCTACGGCATCCCGTACTATCTGGCCGGGCTGGCGTCGGCGATGCTGAACGGGCACGCGACGATGTTCCGCATCCGCTATTACCTGAACGGGAGCCATGCCGGGTTCATCCTGTACGTGACCGACCCGGCGCAGAACGAAGAGGATATCGACAACCTGCGCAAGGCGTTGAAGGAATCCAAGGGCGTGGGCAACTTCCGCAACCTGTTCTATTACAGCCCCGGCGGGAAGGCGGACGGGATGAAGCTCATCCCGGTGGCCGAAGTCATGGCGAAGGACGAATTCTTCAACATCAAGAACACCACGCGGGATGACATGCTGGCGATCCACCGCACGCCGCCCCAGATTATGGGCGTGGTGCCCTCGAACACGGGCGGCTTCGGCGACGTGGTGGACGCCGCCCAGGTCTACTACCACAACGAAATCCAGCCGCTGGCCCAACGGCTGTCGGAGCTGAACGAATGGATCGGGGAGGAGGTGGTCAGGTTCGGGCCGTATGCCCTGGCCACGCCTCCCGCCCCGGCCCCCGTCATCCGGTAGCCCAGCGCCCCGGCCCGATCCCAAGCCGCCCACGAGGCGGCTTTTTTGTGCCCGGCGGCGGGGGCCGGGGCGGTTTGCCCCCTTGGCGCGCGCTCGTGACCCCGCCACGCCCGCAGGCTTTTCGTGTTGGAAAACACGCGCCCGCACGATCCGACCGGCCCCAGGCCAGCCATGCCGCCGGGCGCGGTTTTCCTGGCCAGGAATCCCGTGCGGATTGATGCGCTAACCGCACGCACCCCACCGCTGTACGCTGGCCACCACCACACCCGGCCCCAGCAAATCCCCCCCGGCCTAAATTTTCGACCCCCCCGGAAAATTCCTACATTTCAGCATTTCCTACAGATTCAGGGGAAAACAGCGGAAAGCAAACCAACAGCCTGAAGGATCAACCAACAGCCTCCCCAACCCCACGCCTTTTTGAACAGGGCTTCTCTTGGGCCGTGCCAGGGGGAAAAGAAAAAGCCCGTCACGCGGCGCGGACGGGCTTCGGGGTGGGGCGAAAGGATGGGCTGTCGGATCGTTTCTACAGGCTGGGTTCCAACACCGCGCCTAAGTCATTGATTCTGTCGGAATGACGGGATGTAGCTTCTTTTTCGTTCAGCGGGAAATTTATCTGGGCGCAACCGGTAGATGTGTGGGCCTCTATCGGTAGGGACGGCGGTGGGATGGACAGGGATGACCAACACCGTGCGGCTACCATGGAACCATCTTTGTTATTATTAGGGGATTGGCGGATTGAGAAGCCCGCCTTAAAACCTAGCCATCTTGCAATCAAATAACCAGCGGGGACAACAGTGCTTAATCCATTTGAAGAAATATATGCCAACAATTCTTGGGGGCATGGCTCCGGGGAGGGTTCCCTTCCCATTCATACCAAAGGGTATGTGAAGTTTTTAGAACGGTTCATCTTGAATAATAAGATTCAATCAATAGCTGATATTGGATGTGGCGATTGGCAATTTTCAAAAAGCGTGGATTGGCACGGGGCCAAATACGATGGCTACGATGTTGTCAGGCCGGTAGTAGAGGAGAACAGCCGAGCCTATGCCGGTGGCAATGTGAGATTTCACCACTATTTTGGGGATTTCAATGAAATACCGTCCGCCGATCTCTTGATAGCGAAGGACGTTTTACAGCATCTACCGGATGAAACCATAATTGATTTCCTGGGGCATCTATCCCGCTTTAAATTCGCCTTATTAACGAACTGCATCAACCCGCGTGGCCCGACGATAAACAAAAATATACCACTGGCCGGATTCAGATATCTTGATTTGCGGCTTCCCCCTTTCAACCTCCAAGCGGTGGAAGTTTTTTCCTTTACGAAGAATGAAAGTTTTCTGAGGCGGATGCTGCATGGCCCTTCATGGAGAAAGGTTGTCTTGCTTTGCCGTGGGTGATTAAGCGCGGCCAGCATCGCCAGAACCGGGAGGAAGACAGGAAGGATCGGCGCTTGGCCGAGAACCAGAACCCGGATAAGCGCTGCGTGCTGGCGATGCGGGAACGCGGCGAGGGCGGGCGCACCTTCATCTTCATCGTGAAAACCGAGAACCAGGACGCCATCACCAAGCTCGCCAAGCGGTTCATCGATCGGGAGACCAAGGTTTTCGCCGATGAATGCCCGGCCTACAACAACCTGCACGGCATTTTCAAAACCTTCCGGGTGAACCACAGCATCGAATACGTGGCGAAGGACGGCACGAACACCAACTTGGTGGAAAGCTTCTTCTCCCGGTTTCGCCGGATGCACATCGGCCAGTACCACAAGTTCGGCCTGGGCTATCTGGCGAACTACGCGAACGAGGCGGCTTATCGGGAGTACAACCGCCGCATGAGCAACGGCGATATGTTCAAGGACATCCTGGGGCGGTGCGCCGCTTCCAAGCCTTCCCGCGACTTTAGCGGGTACTGGCAGGGGAACAAGCGGCGGGAAGCGCTGGCGGTTGGCTAGGCCGGAAAACCATAGGCAACCCCATAAAAAATATCAGTTACCATTTTGAACAAAATGGCAAACGGGTTTTTTATGAAAAAAATACTGGATTTTATTGGAGCTTTATTTCTTTGGTCAGGTTACGCCCTGCTTTCTCGTTATCCCTCACGGATTGAGCCAAAATACTTAGCAGGTATTGTTGTGCAGCCGGTGTTAAAGAAATCTCTTTCCAACCAACTTCATTGCGCAAGCCAATCACGAATGGGGTTCGTATGTTTAAAACCCCTGTACTATCATCCATATCTGCTTCCATCGGAAGATCAAGCGGAGCCAAATCTCGGCAATACTGCGCCTCATCGTGAGGGATACCGGCCAATAAAAGGATCAATTCTTGGCGCAAACTCAATAATTGATCTGGTGAAAGCAGGTGGATGTCTTCAAGAAGCCTCCGAATGTCAACACTCATAACCTATGCCCCCGTGATTGTAAAGCGCAAGATTCTATCTTAAACCGCCATCCCCCAAACAGCGGACCCGCTCGAATCCATGCCCGCCTTGGCAAACATATCCGGGTTCCGCTTGACGTAGGAATTGACGCGCTTCTGCAAGTCGCCGGTTTCCTTGGTGGTGGGCTGGTCGATGCCCTTGGCCTTATGGATGGCGTCCACGATCTGGCGGGTGGTGGCCTTCCCGCCCAGTTCGCGGAAGGCTTCCAGGGTCAGGCGGGAGATTTCACCGTGATTGAACGCCGGATCGCGCTCATAGGCCCGCTTCGGGCGGATAGTGGATAGGTCGAACTCGGGGTCGAAGAGTTTGATGGTGGCGTCCAGGTGGACCAACTCCCGGCAAAGCCGGTTAAGCTCTTCCTGGTATTTTAGGACTTGCCCGGCGATTTCGCCCCGCTTGGCTTTGAGTGCGGAGATAACATGAGATTCGGCCATAAAAAACCCCTAAAACCGTGGAAAAGCAACGATTCTAGGGGTGTTGGCTGGCCGGGGTCATTGTGCAACTGCTACATAATTTCGAACTCCTCCAGGAAATTCAGTTTGAAGGTGGAATCGTCACGACCCCGTTCGCTGGTTACAGCATAACCTTATATAGCAGTCATTTTCAAAAATATAATAAAAATGATATTAAGATGACGGGTAAGATTTGGTCATCCTTAGATCTGACCAAGCTTCTACGGCTAGCAATTCTAGAAGTTGAAGATCATCTCGTGGCAGAGACATGACCTCAGAATGTGCTTCATTATCATCTTCTGGCTTATGCAGAACTTTGACTTTATAGTTCAAAGATTGGCAGCAATACTGAATCGCTCCTACTTGACCAATAGCAAAGCCACTTTTAGATTTAACTTCTATCTTGCTTTGTCGGATAGCATTTATTGAAGCAGTAACCTGCTCT